CCAAAACTTCCTTGGAATTGTATTGTACTTGTCCGTTTCCCTTCATCTCCTTTTTTTCCTCTTCGGGCATGCATCCAACTGCACCATCCGAATTGATTACGGTCATCCCTGTATAAATAAGGATTTGTCCGTCATTATCCTCTGCAATCTCTGCGTTAGGAAAAAGATCAAAGAGGGTTCCCTGCATGTATTTCCAATCCATCTAAATCACCCCCGCCAGAATCAGCGCGCTCCTAATGGAGCCGCGTTTACACTCTTCGCACCAGCCCTTCTGTTGATCGGGCTCGACGCACGCCACGTGGCCGCAGCCCCAACATATACCGGGGACTACTGAATCCAGGCCGGTCTCATCTAGAAACCCAGCCAAATCCTCCCCCCAACCTTCCGCTTCCAGCAGATCAAGCAGCCCATAGGCCCGCCTCGGCACTTGTTTCGGTTCCTTCTGTTCAGCCATCAGTATTCAAACCCTTGCTCTCGTTTTGTGGCGCAGGGATCGCAGAAGCCGTAGCTTGGCCGCAGCCTTACTGTCCTCCCGCAACCCTCACACTTCTTCTCCACGCTCTCGGCCTGCACCTTACGGTAAAAAGCCAGCACATCAGGATCATCTGTGTTCTCCCAATGCCCAAAATTATCGTCGTAGTAAACACCGCTTCGCGGGAACATCAGCACTCCTCCGTTTCGTGACGCCAATCAGCGTCAAAGTCAAGTTCATCTAGCACATCGGGTTCTGGTGTAAACGCCGCGCCACATAGCGGGCACGCTTCGGGCGGCGCTTCTATGAGATTGCCCGCCCCGCACTGGCAGAGCCAGCCCGGAGCAAACGACAGTCGCGGATCGATCATTCCTCATTCATTCCCATCTCCCCGAAGTGTCCGAAGTCTTCTACTGGATCAAGCTCCTCCGGCTGAGAGCGGAGGGCTTGCGCGAGCAGCTCCTCTTTTTCCTGCGCGTCGAGCGCATCAAGAAGCTGCGCATATTTGACGGCAAAATATGAGTAGCGTTGGAACACATAGGTCAAAGTTGCCTGAAGCCGTTCCGCTTCCTTGCGCGTTACCTGAAGTTCGCGGCGCAGATTTTGAACTGATTTGCTGCGCCGTTCGGGACCGGCCACCTTAGCCATCCCTATGCTGCTGCATCCACGCGCAGAGAATATCTCCCGCCTCTCCATCGGAAACCCCAAACTTCCTGACCAGATAGGGCGCGGCTCCCCACATGTTAGTCGCCCCGGACTCGCGCAGCGCCTCAAGGTAGTTGAAGTGCATCGTTTGAACGGCCCCATCTTCGCTTTCGCTTGTATCGGTGAGAAACAGCACGTTGCCCACCAAGTAATCAAGCGGCGAAAGCCCAATATCCCCCAACATTTCTTGCGCCTTGGGATTTGCGCTTAGCCCTTTCAGCTTGCCTTCTTCGTTGATGTAAACCGTTCGGCCATCAGCCGCCTTCAGGCATTCGATGTAGCCGCCGACCAAGCTCTGTAGCTGGGCAAGGGAAAACCCCCCGTTTTCACCCAGTCGATCCGGCTTGATCTCCTCGACGGACCCGTTCGGGTAAACGATCTCATTTTTCTTCTTCATCGGAATCCTTCTTCGCCTGTTCTTCTCTAAGTATGTGTAAGTCTACGTAATCGGCAAACCTAGATGGGCTAAACTCCCCATTCTGTGTGCCGCAGTAGTTGCAGAAATCGTACGCAATATCTACCAGTACCTTTCTTTCTGGGGTGCCGCGTGTCTGTTTGGAAATGGCGTTGGCCAAAATTGTTGCGATTGCCTCGAAGTGTCGTTTAGTCAAGCCGCTCATGCTCTACCTTATCTTCAACTTTGGTTTCATCTCTACATTTGTTGCAGAAGTACCAGTCATCCCAAGAAATCTCGGCAGCGCGCAAGGCTTTCTGGTATTCGTCACAACTCCCATTGGCCGGAAGCATTATGGTCCCTGCCTGCATTACATCAGCCGACCCGCATTCGAGACATAGAATCGCCACCTGTCCTCCTTCTGTTGATGATTACCATCGGGCTAACGCCCAATTTCCGTGTAGTGGCTGAACGTCAGCATCTAAAACCTTGACCCAATCTTCAATCGAGAGGTCGCCTGCTGGGTGTAAACTCTCCCCTGTAACGCCTCTAAATTTCGATTCTTTTGTCATGTGAATAACGTGCTGCCCCCGAGAGGCAACGCGCCGTAATTCAGATGCAACTTGCAGCAAATCGCCGTGCTGTATGTGCTCCAAGAAGTCACACGAAACTGTCCAGTCGAAGTGATTATTCGTAAAGGGCAAGTCGCGTGCATCCCCCACCTGGCATCGATTGCTAATTTTTAGCTTCTCCCACAGCTTTACTAGGTCTGGGTTGAAGTCTATCCCATACCAGCCTGGTCTGCTTACAATTGTCTCCCCCCGCCCGCACCCCACATATAGGGTTGTACCTTCAACTCCAGCGAAGTGACCATCGCGGCTGAAGCCCGCAAGATGATCCGTGCTGTAGTATTTCTTCAGCTTCTGGCGCTGATAGTCGGGGGGCGAAGTCATGCTTCCCTCATCCATGTTGGGCCGCACCCACACCTCGGCGGCCCCACTTCATTGAGCCACTTCCTGGTCATGCGCACAATGCAGCCGCAGGCGGGACATTCTACCTTGAGGCTCCTTGACCCTACGCTGCCATACTTAGCTACCGTTAGGCCAGGATGGGGATACGCCCCCAACCTTTCATTAAGCAGTTCTAGGGCGGCGGTTAGGTTTTCATTGGGTGTAGTTGCCGTCATGGGCGGCTTCAGCCCCAACTGTACGGCCACCTTGCGAAACTCTCGGCGGTGCCCACACTCAGTTCCTACACTGGCATGTACCAGTTCGTGTAGCAAGATGTGTAGCACCTGAAGCGGGTCCGTGAGCGTTGGAATAATGAAGATGTGCGAGCGTTCTTTGTCGCCGCTCACTCGTTTACTCCAGCATTGGCCAACAGTGTTACTGCCCTTGCCACTGCGGCCCCCTTTAGGGAAACCGACCGACACTAGCGGCAGTTCAAAGAGAGCAGCCTCGAAACAATCTTCCACCCAGGGCTTCAGTTGTTTACACGCCTCCAGTAACCACGCCTCCCGATTATTAGGCTTCGGGATCTTTTCCTTCTGCAATTCTATCTCTTGCACGCCGCTGCTCCTCTCTTAGTAACTCCCACTGGAATTTCGCCGTATGCTTTTCGCACAGCTGAACTGGTTTCGTGGGGTTGATTAGGGTTGCTCCCTCTAAGTACCTCGTTTGATATTCCTGTCGGCATCGAGGGTGTGAACACCGACTATCGTCACCGCAACGTTCTTGATAAGTTGCCATGTTTGGTGGCCCACATCTGACTCGTACCAGATCGCACCCGGAGTGCGTAATGCCTAGAAGAGGTGGGACGAAGGCGGCACTACGCCGGTTAGGTGAGCCATGTAACTGTCTCTTCTAGGTGCTTCACGCCAGAAGAGTGTACGCGCAGAGTCCCCTATCTCCCTTGACCCTGGTTGCCGAGGCAGCCGATTGGAAGATAAAAGACCCTGCTACACATTATGAATGGATAGTAAACAGGGACTGGAGAGGAGCATTGCATGGTCCGATATGCCCACCTAGGATCGACAATCGATACAACATGAAGGGGCTCATACACAGTTTGATACCGCTCCCAAAGCCGGATCAGCAGCTTTGTACATACGTGCTGACGCTAAGCCTCGGTAGCGCCCACCGGCTAGCTGTTTCCATTGGCCCGCAGATCAACCCGCAGGTTTACCCCAATGTGGTGTACTAGCTCACACCTTTCCCCTCCAGAGGCGCTAACCGCATACCTCTGGAGGACGCTCTGAGCTTAGAAGGCTGTTTAGACTCGCTCAGACGAGTTTTGTGGGTGGGTCAAGGCATCTTTGTCTTGCCATTCATCAAGCGACTTGCCTGCCGCCTTCCGGGCAGCGGTATCTTCCGCTTGGTCGGCAGCCTTACTGAGCTTGTCCCGATCATGTTGCCGTTGCCGTTCCTGAGCGTTTAGATGCGCTTCGTTGGTCCGGTGACGGCGTGAGAACCATCCTTCAAGTTTCATTTTTCCTCCTTTCCTCGTTGCTAACTGTGGATGTGGCCATCCGTCTCGATGCCTAGCAGCATCCCCTTCCACTGAACGAGGTAACACCCCATCAAGCTATCCCACCTGAGCGTGTTTAGTTCCCCCTCAGTTGTCGTTGGGTGCGCTGCAAGCAAAGTACTCTTGGCCCAAGGCAAGTTAGGGTGTTCTAGCATTTGGGGGGCACCTGATGCCAATAATAGGCTTGGCCTGCCGCCGCCTCAATTGTTGCCCTACGGGCTACCGCTCTTGACGGATAGTCACCGTTGACCATCACCTCCCCAATTTCCGTCGCGGTCACATAGAGACCCGGTGACGGCGGAGTGGGTAGCCGCTTCTTCTTGCCGTTACAGATGCGAACGCTAGGCGAAGTAGTCGTGGTCTTCATAATCTATCCCGTTTTCCTTGTTTTCCGCTTTTGCGCGGTCGGCTTGGATTTCTAACATGTTCGTGAGCGCGTTTTCTTTATCAGCACAGCAAGTGCCAATCAAGTAACCGTGCCTTCCAAAGCAAGCGTTGTATGCCGCGATGGATGCTTCGCAAATGGCGCAACCACCCCAGAACGGCAAGTTGAGGTCTGCAAAGTCCTCCCCGTTTAGACGTTCTTTCTTCCGAAGGTCCGGGTTGATGTGGCACGCAAAATCTAACACTGTGGGCAGGCAGTCCCAGCGCTCGACATTATCGATTTCTTTTCCATCAGTCATTTTTCCTACCTAACCGGCTTAGTGCCGTTGCCATTCGTCGCTCGTCTTCCTCTCTCGCAAGGCGAGCATAAGCGACATACATATCTTCTGCGGTTTCGTATGTTCGCTCATTCACCTTCCCCAAAACGTACAAAAGAAACGTTCCGTCGTAGTTATAGATGACCACTTTATCCTCATTCCATTCGCTGGCGTGGCCATCCAGAAACACAAAGCGCTTGTTCAGGAAGTCACCTACTCTCGATCCGGGTACGCGAGCCTTGGGTGAGAACCCGGATTCTCTCAACATGACATCTGCGGCGATCCGGCTGATGACGATACGCGACTTCACTACAAGCGGCGTATCTTTTTGTTGGACGAGGTAATCCGGTAAGTCGCAATATGTGCGTGTTACCGAATCGGTGACTTTCCACAAGTCTATGCAGGGCCGCTTTTCACTTTTCGTCATTGTCGGTTTCCTTCCCAGCTGACCATCCAGCCTTGAATCCGTTCGTCTCTCGTTCCCCTACCTAACTTTTCTGCTACCCGCTGGCCCGAGTCTAACCGTTCAAACTCTTCCCAACAGGAGAGACAACATCCGTCGCGTGCATCCCAATCGGCTACGCGGCTGCCGCAATGTTTACAGCGTATGCTCATCTTTCGCCTTACTTTCACGCCTAATGTCGGTGCGCTTTCACGCCAATGAAATTCGGCCCGCATTTCACGCCCGAATTGTTCTTGGTAGTTTTTTGGCCATAAGAGGAGACCCCCGTTGGGGTCTCCCCTTTCAGCCCGGAGCGGAGTCCTACTCGGCCATGAGGTTGAGGTTGACCTTGCAAGTGGTCTGGCCGTTCAAGCCCTCGACCGCGATGCCGCCGAACTTTTCCCAGCCGCCCGTTGAGGCCAAGAGCAGGGTCTTCTGCGTTGAGGACAGCTTGGCCTCATACGGTCCCTCGACACGTACCCGCTTGGGCTGTGTCGCGGCGCGCCCCGTCTGGGGGTCACGCCCTGCCGTGGCGTATGTCCATGTGGTGCCGTCCGCGTTCAACAGCGCAACGGTCCACTGCGCCTGGGTCATGGTGGCGATCTTGCCTTCCCTATCCGCGAGCTTCGTCTCCGCGTCCTGCAACCGGGCGTGCAGTTCATCGTGAGCGCGTTGCATCGCATCCAGATCAGCAGTCTCCGCAACGGGCTGGGTAATGGCTTTCTGTGACATTCTACCTTACTTTCCGGGGGCTTCACGCCCCCAAGCACAATGTTGGGGGCCGTTCCCGGCCCGTATGCTCCCCCCACCGTCGCCAGTAGGGGGAGCGGACAACCTCATAGCTGCGCCAGCGCCGATTGCACTTCCGCCGGTCCGGCTGGCG